ATACAGTTAGTTGTACAGGAAAGGACAATGTAATGCAGAAGGATTTCAACAGGTGGACGATTTATCTTAATCGTTCCTATCTATCAAACTTTGCTATAGGTATTGACTTCTATACAGTTTACGAGAACAATCAGCCTTATGCCAGGGTGTTGCAATTCAATTACCTATTCGGTAACATTACATTCACACGTTGGGGAAAGGCTTACCTTGATTGAGATACTACTTATGTGGGCAGGACTATCAGTACTGTTCCTTGCCTTTATTTATGGGGCAAATAAATGATTGACCCAAAAGAATTACTTATCAAAGCGCTACACGAGCGCGAGAATAATAGACCGCGTTCCACGCAGGTACAGATTGGACCATCAGAGTTAGGTGGTTGCCGTCGTAAGGTTTGGTATCGCTTGAATAACCAGCCTGAGACCAATGAGAATGAGTTGAAATTAGCAGCCATTATGGGTACTGCAATCCACTCTGCGATAGAGAAGGCATTAGAAAATAATAAAGAAGTTGTTATTGAAGCAAGTGTTGAACACAACGGAATGAAGGCACACGTAGATCTCTACATCCCAGGAACTGGAGATGTGGTTGATTGGAAGACAGTAAAGGCTAAGAACCTTTCCTATTTTCCAAGCCAGCAGCAACGCTGGCAAGTTCAAACTTACGGATACCTAATAGAACAAAGTGGATTGGGGAAGGTCCACAATGTGCATCTAGTGGCAATACCACGAGACGGTGACGAGCGCGATGTCAAGGTACATAGTGAACCCTATGACCCTGCAGTTGCGCTCGAAGCCCTCGCTTGGCTTGAGGCTATTAAGGCATCAGAGACTGCCCCTGAACCTGAACGCGATGAGGGTTACTGTAAGTTCTATTGTAAATTCTATGACGCATCTGGGCAGATGGGATGCGTTGGTCTAAAAAAAGAAGTTACCAAAAGCGCACTACCACTAATTGATAATCAGGAGATTGACAACAATGCTCTTGCCTATCTACAATTAGATGAACAGATAAAGGCGCTTAACGAAAAGAAGGAAGCCTTGAAGGAAACACTGCAAGGCGTAACTGGAGTTACTGCTACTGGAGTAGAACTTAAATGGACTACAGTTGCAGGTGTCAAGACGGTGGATAAGAAGGCAGTTGAGGAAGCCCTCGGCTACATCCCACTGATCGAAGGCAAAGAGTCACAAAGACTATATATCAAACACAACGGAGGAAACTAAATGGCAGAGACAACCAAGTTTCAGGCTAACTTTAAGTTGGCAGATGGAACTCTAGTAAATGTGTACGCAGATAATGCTGCTGATTTTGAAGCGCAACTGACTACACTACAAGATACAACTGCACTGATTCACAGTGTTAGTCAATCACTCGGCAGCGCTGGACCTAATCCGACCTTTCAACGTCGTAGCAATTACAGCAAACCAGCAGCACCAGTAGCACCAGCAGGAGAATCAACACCTGCACCACAAGTTGTAGAGGGTCAGACCCCACAATGTAAGCACGGCAATATGGTATTCCGTGAAGGAGTATCTGCGAGAGGACCTTGGAAGGGTTGGATGTGTAGCGCAGCAAAGGGTGCTACAGATAAATGCGACCCAATCTTCATCCGATAATCAAATGCGAGAGCCACGTGAATACGAGGCTCCGTTATGTGCTCAAGTTGGGGGAGATTATTGGTTTCCAGAAAACGGAGACGATAGTGACTACGACCACAGTAACATTCAAAAAGCAAAACGAATCTGTAGCGGTTGTATCCACCGAATTGAGTGCGCTGAATGGGGAATCCACAATGAAAGATTTGGTATCTGGGGTGGTCTAACTACCCAACAAATAAGGATCATTCGCAGACGTAGGGGTATAAAAGTGAGGCGAGAGGAAAGTGCTTAAACTTAGCAAGGCTTGGAGTGGAGTTACAACTAGGGCAACACCGTTGCCTGTGGTCTGGAAGTCTATGAAGGATATTACCTTCAGACGTGGACAGGTTGTGATGGTGGCTGCAGCACCTAATGCTGGTAAGTCTATGTTCGCTCTTGTCTATGCTATTAGAGCAAAAGTTCCAACGCTTTTCTTTTCTGCGGATACAGATACCACTACTGTAACTATTCGTGCTGCTGCACATCTTGCAGGGCATTCACAGTTGACTGTTGAGGGATATCTCAATGGCAATGGTAATCACTATAAGAATCACTTAGAGGCTATCAACCATATCTCTTGGGTCTTTGATTCATCTCCATCACTTGATGATATTGAGATGGAAATAAAAGCCTACCAAGAACTCTATGGAGTTAATCCAGAGTTGATTGTTATAGATAACTTAATGAACGTGGCTGCCGAATCAGACAATGAGTGGGCAGGGCTGCGACAAATAATGATGGAATTGCACGATATGGCACGTAAGACTGAAGCCTGTGTCTTGGTGTTACACCACGTATCAGAAGCCAGCGAGTATGGTTCCCCGACTATGCCACCTGCCCGTCGTGCGATACACGGCAAGGTATCCCAACTACCTGCTGTAATCCTGACCCTTGGATATGATCCGTCACAAGGGCTCCTCCGAGTAGCCGCTGTGAAGAATCGGTTTGGACCTCACTACGCCGACGCTTCACAGTGGTCTACTTTATTTACCAACTTTGGTGCCTGTCAGATTGGAGACTCTGATGCACAAGGAAGAACTTATATGAGAGATAGTATGGCGGTGTCACAATGAAAGCATTAGTACTAGGAGCAGGTGGCTTTATTGGAAGCCATCTAGTTAAAGACCTTAAAGAGCAGGGCTTTGAAGTCAGAGGCGTAGACCTGAAGTATCCAGAACACTGGGATACCTTCGCTGATGACTTTGTTATTGGAGACCTTAGAGATAGAAACGTTGTTGATGAGGTATTAGATGAACCCTTTGATGAGGTGTATCAGTTAGCAGCCGATATGGGTGGTGCTGGTTATATCTTTACAGGTGATTCTGATGCAGACATTATGCACAACTCTGCAACTATTAATCTACACGTGCTAGATAGAGCGAAAGATATTGGAGTTAAAGGCATCTTCTATTCTTCCAGTGCTTGTATGTATCCAGCCTATAACCAAGAGAACCCAACAGACTTTACTTGCATAGAAGAGTCTGCCTATCCAGCAGCACCTGACAGTGAGTACGGCTGGGAGAAACTATTCTCTGAGCGTTTATACCTAGCCTACAACCGCAACTATGGGATGAAGAATAAGGTGGCTAGATACCACAACATCTTCGGTCCTTATGGAACCTGGCAAGGTGGCAAGGAGAAGGCTCCTGCTGCTATCTGTCGCAAGGTTGCTATGGCAACAGATGAGATAGAGATATGGGGAGATGGAGAGCAACTGCGATCCTTCTTATATATCGATGAGTGTATCAAGTTCACACAGTTACTTTATCGTCAAGACAAGTATTACCAGCCAGTTAACATAGGCTCTACTGAAACAGTAAGCATAAACAAGTTGGCTGATTATGTTATGCACATCGCTGGCAAGGAACTAACCAAGAAATACATACCAGGACCAACAGGGGTACGTGCTAGGACCAGTCATAATGAATTGATTAAAGAGGTTCTAGGTCAGGCTCCAAGAGAGTTTCTCTATGCTGGACTGGAAGAAACCTACAAGTGGATTGAGTCTCAGATATGAGAATGCTTGCGCTACTACCTACTCGTGGCAGACCAGAGAGTTAGCAGATAACTTCAAAGAGACCACCTTCATTACCAAGTTAATCTATGCGGTAGATGAGGATGACCCAACCCTTGACAGATACAAAGAGTTGCTTGGCGAGGAGATGGTAGCAGTCACTCCATCGGCAGGCGTTAGAGGTGTGGTATATCCGCTGAACTATTGGATTAGACAGTACAAAGATGATTATGATTACTTCGCCTTTATGGGTGATGATCATAGGCCACGCACAACGGGCTGGGATGTAGTATTTGCAAAGGTGATAGATATAGGAGCAGACATCATCTATGGTGATGATCTGTTCCAGGGTAAAAATCTTTGCACTGCTGGTGCCATCTCAGCACGTGTGGTTCGTGCCTTTAATGGTATGGCTCCAGATGTATTGCAACATCTATACATAGATAACTTCTGGATGCAGATAGGCTATGACTTAAAGACCTTGTACTACTGTCCAGAGGTAATCATAGAACACCTACACTTTGTCAACGGCAAGGCTGAGAAGGATGAACTCTATGAAGTCATCAACGCACCTGAACGTTATGAAGTAGATGGTCAACGCTTCAGAGATTACATAGCATCGGATGAATACAAGAAGATTATAGAGAGCCTGAAGAAGTGAAACACCTTATAGCCTATTCACTATATGGCACAAACCCACGTTATACGGTGGGTGCTATCAAGAATGCCATACTAGCCCAGAAGTATCCTGACTTTTACCTGCGCTTTTATGTAAGTGAGTCAGTTCCTGACTGGGTTACCAGTACCTTGCGCCTATTTGATAACGTTGAGGTTAAAGAACTGCACGGAAGTGATGACCCACGTGCTATGTTTTGGAGATTCTTTGCACTTGCTGAGTTAAACTATGACTACATCCTGGTTCGTGATGCTGATGCTAGGCTTAACGACAGAGAAATTGATATGCACTATGAGTTTGTGGAGTCAGGCAAAGGCTTTCATATAATCAAAGATCATCCAACAGGACACAACTACACCATATCTGGTGGGATGCTGGCTGCTAGGAAGGTAGTCCTACACGATATCCATAAGTTAATAGAGGCTTGGATGCCTAAGCCTGCCTATGGTAACGACATAGAATTCTTGGAGAATAGAATCTGGCCTAGAATAAAAGATGACTGCTTAATCCACGATGAGTATTACGACACACCTGGCTCTATCAAGTCGCGCACAAAAAAGAAACATACTCTTGATATGATAGGTGCTGCAGTTAATGAGGATGATCTCTACATCTATGACAATGATGCAGAACGTTCTATAGAGGAAACTGGAAGTAGGTATCATAGTGTCTAGTTACAACAAGGCCAAGGGGTCCAAGTGGGAGACAGATATTATGAAGCACCTACGTAAACTAGGACACTTT